TGGAGGAACTGCCCATCGAAGTCGGTGAGACGAAGGTCTCCTTTCCCTGGTTTGCCGGGACGCCCGCGCCGGAGGAGGTCAAGGCCTACGACCACTTCATCTGCGCCCTGTGCGAGATGGCCAGAAACCAGAAGCGCATCACCGCCAAGGAGCGGGACACCGGGAACGACAAATACTCCTTCCGCTGCTTCCTCCTCCGATTGGGCTTCATCGGCCCGGAGTACAAGCAGGAGCGCAAGATTCTCCTGCGGAATCTGACCGGCAGCTCCGCTTTCAAGGCGGTACCCCAGAAGGAGGTGGCGGACGATGCGGCTTCCGAGTAAAGAAACACTGGCGCTCCTCCGCTCCCGCTACCCCAAGGGCGCACGGGTGGAACTTGTCCGCATGGATGATCCCCAGGCTCCGCCTGTTGGGACGAAGGGTACGGTGCTGGGTGTGGACGATGTGGGGAGCATCCTTGTGGCGTGGGACAACGGCAGCGGCCTGAACGTGGCCTTTGGCGAAGATATCTGCCGCAAGGTCGGGGAATAAGGCGCTGTAAGATACACAGTTTTTAGGCCGCAAGATCGTGTAGTTTATGGCTCAAATAGTCCTGGATATAGTGTGCCTTCAGAGGTAATATGACACTACCGAAAGGGAAAACAACACCAGCCAGGAGGCAGAACTATGAACGAGAAAACGAGAGTCCAGATTGAGGAAATGAAGAAGCAGACCATCGGGGTCGAGGTCGAGATGAACAACATCGAACGCAGCCAGGCGGCAAAGGTCGCTGCCGAGTTCTTCGGCACCTGGCGGTTCGATGACACTGCCAGACGCAACGGCTACTGCACCTGGTCAGCCTGGGACGCTCAGGGCCGGGAGTGGAAATTCCAGCGGGACGTGAGCATTGACGGCCCTGACAGCCAGAAGTGCGAACTGGTCACCCCGATTCTGACCTACGCCGACATGGAAACCCTGCAGGAACTTATCCGCCGGCTTCGCAGGGCGGGTGCCAAAAGCGACTCCACCAGGGGCTGCGGAGTCCACATCCACATCGGCGCCAAGGGCCACACGCCGCAGACCCTGCGAAACCTGGCCAACATCATGGCCAGCCATGAGAGCCTGCTGGCCGAAGCCCTCGACCTCGACCACTACCGCATGAGACGGTACTGCCGCACGGTAGATCCCCGTTTCTTGGAACAGCTCAACCGCAGGAAGCCCACCAGCATGGCCGACCTTGCCGACATCTGGTACAGCAGCCAGGGCGCAAACTACGGCAGGAGCCAGCACTACAACGGTAGCCGCTACCATATGCTCAACTTCCACGCCACCTTCACCAAAGGCACGGTCGAGTTCCGGCTTTTCCAATTTGACGCCCCTGCGAACGGAAGGCGCAATGGCCTTCACGCTGGGCAGCTGAAAAGCTACATCCAGCTTTGCCTGGCTCTCAGCCAGATGGCCAAGACGGTGCGCACCGCCAGCCCCAAGCCCCAGCAGAATGAGAACCCCAAATACGCCATGCGCACCTGGCTCCTTCGCCTGGGCTTTATCGGCGGGGAGTTCGAAACCGCACGAGACATCCTGACCCGCCGCCTTTCCGGTGACGCAGCCTTCCGCAACGGCAGAGCAGCCGCTTGAAGGACGCCGCCCAGAGGCCCCCGAACCCGCTAAGGCGGGCTTTCGGTGGTAGAAGGCAACTTCGGAAAGGATGGTAACGACCATGGAAAGAAGATACTATATCGCCTATGGCAGCAATCTCAATGTCCAACAGATGCGCTGGAGATGCCCCAATGCGAGGATCATCGGCACCTCGGAACTGAAGGACTACCGGCTGATGTTCAAAGGGAGCAAAACCGGCTCCTACCTTACAATCGAGCCGGAAACGGGATACACGGTTCCCGTTGCAGTCTGGGAGGTCTCCGCTGAGGATGAACGGGCATTGGACCGCTATGAAGGTTATCCCAGCTTCTACTACAAAACCGAGATGACGCTGGATGTCAAAGGTATCCGTACCGGCAAGCTCCGGCGCCGGAGGGCCTTCGTGTACATCATGCGCGAGGAGCGGCCCTACGGCATTCCCACCAGCAGTTACATGAGCACCTGCGGACAGGGGTACCGATTCTTCGGGTTTCCCGTTGACAAGCTCCTGGAAGCCCACTGCTACAGTCGAGAAAGGATGAAGTCCAATGAAAGAAGATAACGTCACCCGCCTGGCGGTCTGCCCCCGCTGCGGCAAGGCCTACCATGAACCGCCGGCGCTTTCCAGAGAGGACAACGAAACGCTCATCTGCCCGGACTGCGGCACCAGGCAGGCGCTCCGGTCCATCGGCGTGGACACTGCCGAGCAGGAGCAGATCATCGAGACGATCCACCGCCATATGGAAAGCCGGGAGCGTTGAAAAATTCACAATTTTGCTGTATAATAAAGTAATCTTGGTGGGGATAAATCGGAATTGAGGGGATAAAAATAAATGAAGAGCGGAAGAATTATTGTAATTACTGGCGCACCAGGAACAGGAAAAACCACAACATCAGCTATTGTTGCCAAAGAATCCACTATGGAAAAATCTGTGCATATGCACACGGATGATTTTTACCATTATCTTAGTAAAGGAGCAATCCCCCCACATTTGCCGGAATCTAATGAGCAAAATCTAATTGTGATTGAGGCTTTTTTAGAAGCCGCAAAGCGTTATGTCCGTGGAGGATATGATGTGATTGTAGACGGTATTATCGGTCCGTGGTTTTTAGAGCCGTGGCTAAACATTGTACGAGAGGGATATGAAGTGCATTATATCGTTTTGAGGGCTAATAAGGAAGAAACCATGAAGCGGGCGATTGAACGCTCAAAATTAGATAGAAAAACTAATATTGAGTTAGTAGAAATCATGTGGGAGCAATTTAATAATTTGGGAGCATACGAGAAAAATATTTTAGATACAACACAACTTTCCGTTGAAGATACAGTTTCTGCTATTAAAGAGAAAGTTGCAAATAAAGCGACCTTACTTCTTGAATCGCTTTAAAACTGGTAATACAATTTCCAGTTTGTCAACCTGTATTTTTAAGCATCGGTTAGAAATAGCCGGTGCTATTTTTATGCCATTTTGGAGGTGGTGCCTATGCGAAAACTGAAGAAATACACGCCTACCCGGTTTATGGCGAAGACCTCACACTACGATAAGGACGCTGCCGATTTTGCAGTGATGTTTATCGAGTCTCTCAGCCACACCAAAGGCACCTGGGCGGGAAAGCCCTTCGAGCTGATCGACTGGCAGGAGCGCATCATCCGCGACCTGTTTGGCGTGGTCAAAGAGAACGGGTACCGTCAGTTCAACACCGCCTACATCGAGATCCCCAAGAAAATGGGCAAGTCGGAGCTGGCCGCTGCAGTGGCGCTTCTTCTCACCTGCGGGGACGGTGAGGAACGCGCCGAGGTGTATGGCTGCGCTGCCGACCGCCAGCAGGCATCCATTGTTTTTGAGGTAGCGGCGGATATGGTGAAGATGTGTCCGGCGCTCTCCAAGCGGGTCAAGATCCTCGCGTCCCAGAAGCGCATCGTTTACCATCCCACCAACAGCTTCTACCAGGTGCTCTCGGCTGAGGCCTACTCCAAGCATGGCTTCAACATCCACGGCGTGGTTTTTGATGAGCTGCACACCCAGCCAAACCGGAAGCTCTTTGACGTCATGACAAAGGGTTCCGGGGATGCCCGGATGCAGCCCCTCTACTTCCTGATCACCACGGCAGGGACGGATACCCGCTCGATCTGCTACGAGACACACCAAAAGGCCAAGGACATCCTGGAAGGCCGGAAAATCGACCCCACCTTCTACCCGGTCATCTACGGAGCCGATGAGGGGGATGACTGGACAGACCCCAAGGTGTGGAAGAAGGCCAATCCCTCTCTCGGCATCACGGTGGGCATCGACAAGGTCAAAGCCGCCTGTGAGTCCGCCAAGCAGAACCCCGCTGAGGAAAACAGCTTCCGCCAGCTCCGGCTGAACCAGTGGGTTAAACAGGCGGTGCGCTGGATGCCCATGGAGAAATGGGACCGCTGCGCCTTTGCTGCCTCGGAGGACGCTCTGGAAGGCCGGGTCTGCTACGGTGGCTTGGATCTGTCCAGCACTACGGATATTACCGCCTTTGTGCTGGTCTTCCCGCCGCTGGACGAGGAGGACAAATACACCGTGCTGCCTTACTTCTGGATACCGGAGGACAACATCGACCTGCGCGTCCGCCGCGACCATGTGCCATACGATGTCTGGGAGCGGCAGGGTTACCTCCAGACCACGGAGGGAAATGTAGTCCACTACGGCTACATCGAAAAGTTCATCGAGCGGCTGGGTGAGCGGTTCAACATCCGGGAGATCGCCTTCGACCGCTGGGGAGCCGTGCAGATGGTGCAGAATCTGGAGGGCATGGGCTTCACGGTGGTTCCCTTCGGACAGGGCTTCAAGGATATGTCCCCGCCCACCAAGGAGCTGATGAAGCTGG